TGTTACATTTTTTAATTTTTTTTGTTTATTTTTAAATAAACCACCTATTCTTGATAGGGAAAAGTTTTTAGCTGAATCCCATGATTTTTTTAATGAGAATAGGGTAGGGGAGAGGTTTTGATCTAATTCTGGCATTAAAAATGTAAAACCTCCTTTCTGTTAGTATTTATATTTTATCTTCTTGCTCTGGATGATTTATTTGCTATTGCAAAATATGATAATGGGGAGATGTTTGTATTTTTTTTCTTTATTTTATTTTTCTTTTCTAGTAAATAAATCCAATATAAACCGTACATTAATGCAGAGAATTTATCTTTTTGGATTGATCTAGAAACTCTATCAATTCTTGTTTCATTTCCTGCTTGTTTATATGTAAGATTTAAAATTTCTTCACACAAATTACTAGTTAATATGTATGGAATTTGTGCATTTGACAATTCTTCACTATCTTTAATTTTATGTTTCAATTTTTTTTCTAAAGATTTTATACCTTCGTATTCTGTTTTTAAAAGACCTATATCTATTTTATTAAATACTTGCATAAAATGATTTATCATATCACTATTTTTAGTTTCTTTATTTTGTGCTTTTAATGCAAAAACCATAGGTATACTATTGTTCAATTTGTATTTATCATAATCAGAATCATTGACAACGCTATATGGAGGATTCCCATCATTTAAATCAAGAACCAATTGATCTGTAACGGAAACTCCTAACCCATTATTATCTATGACCAAAATTCTAGCTTTAAATTCTTTTACTTTTTGTTTTAAAAATTTTGCTTGTAATAAACTATGTTGCCCTTCCATAGAAAATAAATTTACAACTTCTTTAATATAATCTCCATTATCTTTAGGTGTCATTTTAATAACTACTAAACATGATAATGCATTTTCATCACCTTCATTACGACTGACATCATATGCTAAACAATATTCAATTTTATCATCTCCGCAATGTTCCCATTCAGCAACACCAACAATCCTAGATTTTTTTAATTTATCATCAGATACTAAAGAATCAGAAGAAGAACCAGTCCAAATTGATTGATATTCACGCATAAAATCCATAATACTATAAGTAGGAGATTCACGTAATTCTTCTATAAAATCATAGTCAAGTTGTCCATGTAAACAAGGAAGCTCATATGAATTACCAAGACAAAAAGCAGATTTACCATTAACCATATCTTGATAAACTTCTCTTAATTTTTGATATCCAAATTGTTGTTGTGTGCCAGCGGTAGTTAGATATATCTCAGCTTTATGTATTTCATTAGGATCAATTTTATTACATGCTGCTGTGCGGTCATTAGCCATCAAGGGGATTACAACTGAGTTTAATATATCTCCATCAAATTTTTTATCTACAATTTCTTCAATTGCACCACCGAAACGACGACCGCCACGGGTTGAATCACGCATTTGTACCACATCGTATCGTGAACCGTTAAAAAAAATAAGTTTAGTATAATCTTTATTTTCTACAAATGTTTTAACTTCATTTCTTAATAAAGGCCAATACTCAAATATATCATTTAAACAATCTGCTGTAATTTTTGCACTCTGTTCTTTTCCTGGAGCACAACAAAATAATCGTGTACGAGGATACATAACACATTTTAAAACAAATGCTAAATTTTGAAGAAAACTTTTTGAAGTACCCCTTGTTGCAGTAAGAAATACTTTTCTATATCTCATCATAATTCTCAAATATATTCTTTGATAAAAATATAATTGTATTTTTGGTTTATCACCTGAAATATTATCAAGAAAATAATCTGGATAAAAACGATAATAACTACATAATTCTCTCCATCTTTCTTTATGCTTTTGAAAACCTTGTAAAACCAATTCATTTACTTTATTAGTTTCAAACAATCCTGGTCTGCTAAATGTATTTGAATCTCTATATTGTCTATCTTTTATACTAAAATTTCCGTATGATGCCATTAAAAACCACCTTCATTTATTTTAGGAGTATCAAAAGGTGGTTCAGTCATAGATTCAACTTTATTTAATTTTAAAGTAAAATTAGCAATATACATAATGGTCTTATCTACCATATCTTGTGATAAACCTTTTATTTGTCTATAATTTTCCCAAGGTGGAATAAAATCATCTTTTTCAACTTCAGCGTATATTTGTCCAAATCCTCTTAATCCACCTGTTTTATCTGCATCAGTTTTATCAATTGCTCTAAATTGTGAATCAGCCATATATTTTGAAAATAAATCTCCTAATTTTTTTGCTTCATCGTATCGTCCTGCTTCTAATTCAATATCCATTTTCATTGAAATTAGAGATAATTTTTTTAGATATGTTTCTTCTTGTGGAGTTTCAATTTTATTTTTCTCTTTCATGTCCCAATAAAATTGTTCAAGTTTGAAATATTCTTCATTAGAATAATTACCCCATCTATTTATAATTTCAGAAGTTGTTTCAAATGAAGAATAATGATCAACCATATTATCAATATTTATTTTAACTTGATTAATACTTTCTGGTTCAAATTTACTATCTTTCCATGTTCCTTTTTTAAATTCATTCATTTTTGAATTAGCAATTCTTATGTATATACTCCAAGGATCTTCTGGTGCTTTTTCTTTTGCAGACCTCCAATATGAATAAATAAATGGAACATCTAATAATTGAAGTATTTTATATACTGTTTCTATATTGTTATAATCAATCATTGATTTAACACAAACTTTACAAATATTTAATTTCCCATCAACTGATAGCACAGAATTTGTGTTATAATATTGAGTCAATGCTAATTCCCTTTTGCAATTGTCACAAATTTTCTTTGTTTGTGACTTTATTATAGATTCTTTCTTTTTTCTTGGCATAAAGCCACACTCCTTAAATAATTGATTTTAAAACATTATAATATTTATATTTATTATCTAATAAATGATCGAATTCAAAAATTTTATATCTTTTCTCAAATTCATAAAATTGTTCACTAGTATTTTTTGTATACCCATATGTATCATGAAAAAGTTTGTGCAATTCTTTACATAAACAAACTCCATTTCCGTAAAAAATATGTAATTCATTTAATAATTTATAAATATCATTTCTTTCATCTTCTGAATATTCACCTATTGTTTGATGTATAGGTAAATTTAGTTTTTCAAATATCTCATAAACTATATCTTTAAAATTATATAAATGATGAACATTATCAAACTCACCATTAGTCAATACGCATTTATAATTACATTTTTGCATAGAAGATTTTTTCCATTCTTGTAAATGGTCACGTAAATCATAATATAATTGTTTTATACCACCTTGCCATCTACCATTTAACTCACTATTTAAAGGATTAATATGTCTTGGATTTTTATCTCCTGACCATATTCCTTTTTTTCTTTCAGAAACTAACTTTCTTCTTTTATCATTTAAATCCCATTTTATACCATACAAAGGATTATTTTCTCCAATATATTTACCTTTTCTTGATAATGAAATTTTATTTCTTGTTTCTTCTGACAAGTGTTTCCCAAAATTATAATTATTTTCTCCTGCTAATTTTAATCCTTGCTGTTTATCTGCTCTTTTAGATGTCTCATATGTTTTATTTATTTTACCCATTTTATATGCCTTATCTGTTAAACTTTTACTTGTTTCTTTTTTAAAATATAATTCTATTAATTCTTCATTTGTAAAATGAGGATAAACTTTTATAAATAATTCTTCATCTTCTTTAGACCACCATTGTTTAGGAATATATCCATCTTCCATGAAATGTCCATCTTTACCACATTCCCTACATACATTTCTTAGTCCATTTTTACATAATTTATCTGGTGGAAAATATTTAATATCTATTGGCAATTCTCTGTTACATTTAATACAAAATTTATAACCTTCTTTTGTATTATTAGTTAATTTATTAGTAAAATTATATCCTTGGCATTTTTTGCACTTATTATTAAGACCATCCTTATTTCCTTTTCTTTTAAAATAATAATCTGTATTTGCAGGAAATTCTTCACCACATTTACTACATTTCTTTAATTTGATTTCTTCATTCATCTCTAATCATCCTCCTGTATATTTTGTTTTCTCCTGTGTTTCTTTATATAAAAAAATAAAAAAGAGAATACGCACAGGAGAATAGGGAGCTACCCTAAAATCGTATTCTCTAAAATAAACTTATTTAAAATTATTATATTTATAATCTAATACTAAACTACTAATCCAAAAAAATCATAATAAAATCTCACATTTATACTAACAACAATACACAATAAAATACACCCATATAGAGTGTATTCTTTTTATATTGTTAATTTACTTTAAATTATAATTTATCTATAAAAACTTAATCCATCTTCTTTAATATATCATTAACCTTTTTATTATACTCAAACATATCTTTTTCAATATTACTTAAATTATTAATATGTTTAACTTCTTCATTAAAAATAATATTATCACAATTATGTTTCTTATAAGGAATATCAGTTTTCCATACCTTA